GGTAGCAATAACAGCCGTTTCACTATTCCAAGGTCAACCCGACGACAAATTGTCCAGTTACCGTAGTGCCTGCTCCTCCAGCAACTATTGTTAAATCATTTTTAGTATCAATAGTACCTGCGAGTGATCCTGCTGTTCCTGCACTTGTACTTGTAAGATCACCGAATGGGCTTGTCTCACCAACTGTTAGGCTAGTTGCTACCGTATCTCCGGCAGTGTAACTACTCGAAAAAGAGAAAGCGTCACCGTCAGTTAACTGGCTTGCGGTGATTGCTGTATAAGCATTTACGCCATTTGTGGCTGCTCCTAGACCACCTACGCTGCCTGCGGTTGTTCCATCGGTAGTATTAACCCCAGAGCCACTTATGCTCATAGAGTTACCTATACGGTCTGCAGCGGTTGCTGCTGCTGAAACCTCTAGCTTTACTGATGAGCTGATTGAATGATAGATATCAGCTTTTACACTAGGGGTTAACAAGATTATTAATAGTGGAAAATACTTTAACATTTGACTAAAACTAGGGCTTAGTACCTATAAGTTTACATGAGGGTAAACTTAGTATGTATGGGATAAAAAAATGACAGAAAATCCAAAAGAAAAGAAAGGTGTTTTCGCAAAAATAAAAGAAAACATAGATGACAAAGAAGAGCAGATAGCTTTTATTTCAGTCATTGTCAGACTGGTGGTACTTGGCTGGTCCGCATTTATCGTGAGCCTTAATTACATAAGTATTCCAGGCTATTCAAATGAGCCCAAGGATATCACATTTCCGGCTTCGATTCTGACAGCTGCGATTTCAACATTTGGGATTGAGGCATCACGTAAAAAAGGAGAAAAATCTAAAGATACAGAAAATAAATCTGGTGCAGTAACCACTCAGATATTACGTATCGAACAGGCTCCAATCAAGATAATTACTGAGAGTACAGGTAAATGATATGTACAGTAATAGACCACGGAGAAACTGGGGAGTCATAGCTGTAGTCTCGGTTTTAGGGATATCTAATCTCTCTTTAATGAATACTTTAGTTTCTCATAAACTAAAAAATCCTTTTCCTAATATAAATTTACCAGTAGGACCTTATACAAGTTATAGAGTTGTTACTTCAGAAAAAGGATATAGTATCAACTATAAAGCTAACGATCCTAAGATTTTAACCAGAGTGAAGGATCTAGAGGAACCTAAAGGTTTATTTGGCAATAAGAAAACTGAATTACATCTAAGAGAAACTTATACGATGTCAGGTGAAGGAAGTAAGAAAGATGTAGAGGGAACCGTAATGACTGATAAAGATATTGCTTGCATCAAAGTAGAAGGTAGTGGTAACTCTACAGGTAAGCTTGTAGGAGCCTCTGTGGGAGTTAAAGCTGCACCTGCATTTAGTAACATACCAATAGTCGGATGGCTTGCTGCTGGCTTTGTAACTATGTTTGCACAAGACAAAGGATCAGAGATAGGTGGACAAATAGCTAGAGACTACAATGATTGTTAATAAGTAATTCTAGGGTTATACTCTAAATAGTTACTTATTTAACATGTCTTGCGGATTAGAAATGGAAAAGCTAAAGGATTTTGACAAGCAATTGGATGAACAGCTTACAACTTTAGCAAATCAGATTCAACAATTAGAAACTCAGCTAACTACTGCTAAAAATACTTATATGAAAGTTTTAGGTGCAAAAGAATTTTCAACTTCATTAATGAAAGAAGCAACACCAGCTGATGAAGCTACAGCTGAAGTCGTGCCAGAGGCAAGTGGTGATTAAGATGTTGAGGGAGATGAATAGAGATAAATATAAAGCCTTACAATTACTAGCAGATCACTTACGCACTCCATCTAAAGAATTATCTTTGAATGCAATTTTTAGTGATGTTAAAGATGAAGATCTAAAATGGGTAACAGAAAAAATTCATTATTATTTATTAAGACTTCTCGAAGAAGTAGATTATGAAAAAGAAGAAGAGGTGGAGTTAGTTTCATTAATGGATTAATCAATACACTTGTGTAAGTTTATGCAGCATAAAGTTTCTACAAGGTTGCAAGGTACATGTGATTCACTGCGAGCAAGATCTATTAGCAAATTTAATTGAACTCTCTCCAAAAAACGCTCGCCATAAATTTCGACAATGTATATTTGAAGCTTGGAACTGGAAATGTGCATACTGTGACAAAGAATTAGACACTAAGTCTGCAACTATTGATCATATACTTCCAAAATTTAAGGGTGGGCATAATGTTAAATCAAATATGATTTGTTCTTGTTCAAAATGTAATAGATTAAAAGGATCACATTTATTAGAAGATTGGTACAATCCTACGTATAAATTTTACCAAGAGGATAGACTTGATAAGATAAAACAGTGGATGGATCAAGATAGTTCTATAAAAATTCTGTCCCCTGATAAAGCAACACCTTACATTACAAATGACTTCTACATCGGATGGGTCGCAAGCTGAAGAACAAGCAAAAGCTTTTGCGAGACAGTATGCAAAAGAATTTCAAGCAGAGAAGGAAGCACCAATCAATGAACTAGTGAAAGGTAGACGTCCTGACTTTGAAAGAGGAGAAATAGGTCAAGATCTAAAATCTAAGATACAATCAGGAGAGATAAAGATTATGTAAATGGTAAAAGTAAATCCGAAAGATGCTCAACTTGTAAATGAACATCTTGTTCAGTGTTTAAGAGATTCAGTAATGGTTCAGAATCAGACTCAGATAGTTCACTGGGGTTTATTAGGATCAAAATTTTATCAAATACACCTTCTTACAGGAGATATACAAACCGAAATGGTTGAAGGAATAGATAATATTGCGGAACATATAAGGTCTATAAATGTAATGACTCCAGCTAGTGTCGTTGATTTACTGTCATCAAGAATAAAAGATATTGATATATCTGACCCATTTGATCAAGATAAAATTATTTTGGATCTTAGTGTTGCTCATGACATGCTTGCTAGTTGTTTTGAAGAATTAGCTAAATATGCTGGGATGATAGGAGATGATTTAACCCAAGATTTAGCTGTAGAGCGTGGAAGAGTACATAAAAAAAATCAATGGCATCTTAGAGCTACAATGACATATATGACTCAAAATAAAGAAAGGACTGATGTCGAAGAGGTCAAAAGCTAAACAACTTTCAAAAGATCGTTTGAAATGTAATAAACCTAAGACGACTCCTAGTCATAAAACTAAGTCACATGTTGTCAAAGCTTGTAAAGATGGGAAAGAAAAAATAATTAGATTTGGTCAACAAGGTGTAAAAGGTGCAGGTAAAAATCCAAAATCAGCAAAAGAAAAAGCAAGAAAGAAATCTTATTATGCAAGACATAATGCTCAAGATCCAAATCCCGATAAGTTTTCAGCAAGATATTGGTCACATAAAACTAAGTGGTAAAATAAAATTAAATACAAAATGTTCTCATGGAAGTAGTTGCCGTTAGTTTTATTATTCTTTTTGGTGGAACTTATGGAGTAGGTACTATTTTATTAGGACGTAAAGAGATTGACGACTTGAATTAATTGCTCATTAATTCACTGTTGGTACTATATGTATAAAGGTTTTTATTTATATGGATGTTAACCTTCCAATAAATGTCGAGTTTTCTATTCACGCTGCATCTTTAGCAATCCAAACTTTAGATCGCTTAGAATTAGAAGAGGCATTTATTGAGCTTTTGCATCAAAAAGCATTAGATCGTCAAATGTTTTATGACATTATGAAAGATCATGGCATTGATGCCAACATTCAATTCCAGCTCTCAACTGACGGGCAAATTTCTTAAAGAACATGGCAACACGAACAATTGAAGCAACTTTAGATACATTCAGTGTTGATGCTGGATCTGAGATTACATATCTAGGTCCTACAGCTGCTGGTAATAAAGGTGACTCTGTAAGAGGATTTAGAGTAAATCCTGGAAGCACAGGAGATATTAAAGTAACTCTTGATAGATCAGAAGGTGTAAATACTATTCAGATATTTCAAGAAGATGCTTTTGCAACAGGTAGTGCTCCTACTGGGTATCAGAAATTCTTTGACATAGCTAAGGCAGGTAAGGGAAAAGGAGCAGTTGGTGTTACAGTTACTAATGCTGATAAAGATTATGTTGTACTTTTAGAGTTAGATGGTTATTCTGAAGTAAGTTATAACGGTTCAGTTGTCGTCCCATAAGTATTCATTATTTACTGAAAAAGGTTATCAATTAACAAAAAAGTATACAGTTCCTAAAACTTATTTAGGAATGGGAAGATATGCAGCTTATAAAAATTTTGGTGAAAGTGTTTGGAGAATAGGTTATGGTAGTGAATCTATAGATGATCATTACCTTGATGCTAATGATAAAGCTTCTCAAGATGATATAGATAAACAATTTTATGAAGATTTAAAGCTTTTTTCGAAAGAAGCTGAAAAATATGTATTCGTAAATTTAAATAAGAATAAAAGAGCAGCTCTTCTAAGTTTTGCTCATAGTATTGGTTTATGTTCATTTAAATCCTGTAAATTATTAGATTTAATAAACAGTTATGCATCAAAAAATAAAATTATAAAAGAATGGAGTCCTTATATAAACCACATATGGATGTCAGGAGGTGATTTAATGACCTCTAGAAGGCGTACAGAGTTAGATATGTACTTTGCACCAGATAAAGAGATACCTACCTTCTATCGTCATAAATGCCACACTGAGGTTTGTTTACTTAATATTGCAGAAACCTATAACGGATCTGCTACACAAATTAAAGGTATAGAGTATTTAGAAAAAAAATTTAAAGAATTTGATCCATCTGGGGAAGTGCTTCGTCAGTTTTTTCGTTATTGGAACAAAACTCCAAGTGGTCTAGGATCTCCTTCGCGTCGAGGGGTCGTTCCTTAAGCCAGTCAAGACAATCCATTATAAGTAATTCACGACTATAAAATTTTTCGAATTCTTTGTAATTAATCGAAATCTCTTGCATGGTCGAGGATGTTTGGTTCTGCTGTAAGTCCTTTCCCATAGATTGCTCTTGCTGTATCGAAAATGTCATCGTGT